CAGGGCGGCAAACCAGGCTCGCGATTCCAACTTGAGACTCCCAGTTCTTAGTTTCTTTCGGAGTGTAGACAAGAACCCGGCCATTTCTGACGGTGTGACGGGGTCTTCCTTTCCCTCTTGGGGGCATCGGGACTTCAAATATAGAATCTATGCTTGCCATTTAATTTAACTCAGTTGTTTCATAAGTGTTGACATTCGTTTTTTACAGTCCTACTGTACTGCGAGGAGGTCAGGTAAGCAATGTATCCAGTTATGAAAGACGGTGTTTTTTGGAGTGTTCAGGGAGAGGGGCATCTTAGAGGGTTTCAGATGACCTTTTTAAGACTTGCAGGTTGTTCGGTAAACTGCGATGAGTGCGACACTGATTACAGTGTTGAAAACAGCGTCAAGATGAGTCCAGGGCAGCTTGCGGATTGGGCGGACAGGGTTACGCCCAGGGAGAGTCGTGACCGATGGGCCTGGATTACTGGCGGTGAGCCTTTAGGTTACGATTTGCGCCCGCTGTATAGGGAGTTGAGAAAGAAGGGTTTTTCTATTGCCGTCGCGACTTCTGGGAAGCACAGGGCTATTGCTCCTGTAGATTGGATTTCTGTCTCTTACCACGGCCAAGAGCAGTTTCTGCAAAAATATGGATCTGAAATAAAGCTTATTGTTGGGATGAATGGCCTAGACCCGTTTCGATTTTTAGAAATGTTTCCAGATAGTGAGACCGATTTTTTCTACAGATATGTGCAGCCACTGAGCGTTGATGGCGTCGAGGATTACAAAAGCCTTGAGGTTTGCAAGCGGTTTATTGGGGAGAACCCAAACTGGTCTTTGTCAAGGCAAGATCATGTGTATTGGGGGATGGCGTGAAGACACTTCTTTTTTCTGGCGGTCTTGATTCTACAGTTCTTTTCCACATGCTCCTTGAGATTTACGGGGCTAAAGGCTTCTGTGCGGTCTCTGTTGACTATGGGCAGCCGCATGTGGCCGAGGTCGATGCCGCTAGGGCGCTGTGCGAAGAAAATGGTGTAGAGTGGCGTCTTATTTCCTTAAGGGACGTGTTTCAAGTAAACCCAAGCGGTTTGCTCTTGGGGTCCGCAGATCTTTCTGTTCCTAAAGAAACAGTGGTGAAGAACAGGAATGCAATTTTTGTAACAGCCGTATCGGCTTTTAGCGATGTGATTTTTCTTGGATGCAACAAGGACGATTATGGAGATTATTACGATTGCCGCCCCGAATACCTTGCCACGCTTTCATTTGTTTTGGGCGTAAGGGTCAAGTCACCTCTCCAAGAGATGACAAAATCCGAAATTGTTTGCAGGGCAAAAGAATATGGGGTTGACCTGGCGAGGGTTGTCACTTGTTACCTGGGCACTGGTTGCGGGGCTTGCGCGAGCTGCGACCTTTTGGCGAGGGCTTTGGATGACTAAGGTGTACCTTGCCAGCCCCTCAAACCAGCTACATGCCACCATGCTGAGTGGAATGAATGTGCTTCTTTCTTTTGGGTCTTATGAGAAGTTTTTGAAAAGTTACGTTCAGAGTTTTGGAAGCGTGTTGTTGGATTCTGGGGCTTTTGGGGCTTTTAATTCTGGAAAGACTATTGATGTGCTTGAGTACATTGATTGGGTCCAGATGTTTCCTGAGATTGATGCGTATGCGGGGCTTGATGACATTTCCGGTGACTGGCGGAAGAGCTTGAGCAATTACAAGCATGGTGGCTTCCCTACTATACACGATTCCGACCCAACGGAATTGTTGGACGATCTTATTCCGATGGCAAGGGAGAGGGGTGGCTGGATTGGCGTGGGGCTTGTGCCGCCCAGGTCTGGAAAGGGCGAGTTCTTGAGGAGAGCTTTAGAAAGAATACCAGATGACATTCATGTTCATGGGTTTGCGTTGCGAGAGTACAGGAGGAGTCACAGATTTGGTTCGGTTGATTCTACGAACTGGTTTCGCGATTCATTCGGCATAAGGAAGAGATTGCCTTGGTTGACGCCTGCTGAGTGCTTGGAGATCGTCATAAAGCGCGAGCGCAGGGAATTGATAATGCATCGCGAGGAGGTTGATCAGATGAGTTTGTTTGAAGGTCAGGTAAGTAATGGATGAAGAAAAGAAACAAGTTCTCTTATCTCGGGACGTTGGAACCCTGATTATGAATGTGAATCGTAGAGCAAAGGCTGCGTTGCACGCTAAGGCCATGATTGAAGACTATGAGACGTACACTATTTCGGATGCTTCGCGGGAGGCAGGTGAGAATCCACACTTGATGTGGAGGGTGATGCGTTTTTGGGAGGGAACCAATCCCACCATGTTGTCTTTGGCGAGGCTGGCTGAAGTGTTGGACGTGGACTATGTGTGGCTCTTGGCTGGTGACCCGGCCAAGGTGAAGTGGAAGGAGCGGGAGAATGTCGAAGTCTGAGGAGAAAAAGAAGGTATCCGCTATTAGCGACTGGGCTAATGACGTTAGTGTTTTAAAGGGAGGCGAGGTGTTTGGCCCAAGCGTTCCTATGGAGAACCGGGCTGAGTATCGCCACCAGAAGATTACGGGGACTCGAATCCCCATTATTATGGGAGTGAACAAGTACGGAGGCAGCAAGTTCCGGTTGGCAACCGAAATGTGCGGCCCCGTTCCCCCTCCCCTTCCCAAAGACAACTATGTTGTCCGAGCCGGTTCTCACATGGAATCTCTTGTAAAAGGGATACTGATGGAGATTCGGAGTGATTTCAAGCCCTGGGGTGAATATGGCACCATCGAGCATCCGACTCAAAAGGACTTCGCAGCAAGCCCTGACTGGATTGTTGAGGACAAATACGGTCCCGCTGTCGTGGAGATTAAAACACAAGGTCGCTACACGTCTAAAGAATGGAAAGACGGAAAGCACGCTGCTTACCACGAAGCACAATTACAGTGGTATATGGGCATTCTCAATGATTGCTTCGCGGACGCTGCTGGCGTCACACCGGACAAGCCAAAGTTTGACCATGGGTACTTGGTTGGGTTCCTCGAAAATCGCAGCATTGAAGTGCGGTTTATCCTCTTTGACAAAGAGTGGTACGAGGATGCGAAGGCTAAAGCGCTAGAGTTTATGGATGCGGTCAGGAGCCAGGACCCTGAGAGGTTCATGTTCGATGAAGTCCACAGTGATGATGCGCTTTCTGTGGTAGGCGAGTCGGATGTGGATAGCGCACCCATGCCAGACTCTGCGAACGAGCACGCTTACGCTATTTTGCGATTAAAGCGGGAAATCGACGAAAAACAGAGCGAATTGAACGAGCATCGCTACAAACTGGGAACAAAGATTAGCGGTGCCGCGAAATCAAGCAATGACAAGTTTATGGTTTCCTGGCCACGAATTGCGGGGAGGAAGAAGTTTGATATGGATGCGTTTCGGGCGGTGCATCCTGAGATTGATTTGGACCCATACTACAAAACTGGCAAGGGCTACCGAGGTGGTCTGCGCGTTACGAACTTGGAGGACTAATGGCTAGTTCAATGGAAATGTTGATTCGGGAGAGAAAGGACAAGCTGGTGACTTTGATGCCAGATGGAATTCGGGATGAGGACAAGTTCCTTACAAAGATCGCCATCGAGGCCTCAATGCTTTGCAAGCAGAACACACGGCTTGCCGACTGCTCTCCCATGTCTTTGATGAGCGGAGTGATGGAGGCGGTTCGACACGGACTGTCGTTTTCTAACCGGGATTGCTACTTGGTTCCTTACGGGAAGAGCGCCCAGTTCATTTTGGGAGCGCCAGGTATTGCAAAGATTTTGTATCGAACCGGGATGTTTTCTCGAATTGAGTACGAAACCGTCCGTGAAAACGACCATTTTCCCTCGTGCAAGCAGGGGTCTGAGGTCTCGGTGGAGTTTGAAAAGGCTGACCGAAAGCGTGGGAACGTGCGTTGTTCGTATGCATTGGCGGTAATGAAGGACGGCACTCAGCACCTATACAAGTGTTCGCACGATGACTTGATGGGCATTCGGTCTTCGTCGAAGAACTTCAAGGAAGGCGATGCGTCAAACCCATACAACCGATGGCCGGATGAGATGTTTGCCAAGGCTCCTATGAAGCGCTTGTTCAAGCGTTTGCCGGTAGATCCTTTGACTCACGGGGAACGGGTTCAGGCGGCCATCTCTTCATTGCAAAGCGATGGAGGCACCATCTCGGATGAGGGCGAATTGATTGACGCTTCTTATGATGAGATGACGGGGGAAGTGGTGGCTGGCGAATAAAGTCGTGGGGAGGGGTCAATGAAGTCCCCTCCCCACTAAGTCAGACAGACAGACAGAGCAAATGTCAGTCAAATGTGACTGTCTCACGAAAAATAGAAGGACACAACTATGGCAACGACGCTACAGTTAGAATTGGACGCTTTGGGGCGGGAATACCCTGAGCTTGCCAAAAGACTGAAGGGGTTATTGGGAGATGGGACTGCGTATCAAGCCGCATCCGGCGCTCCGTCGCTGGACGAAAGAAAAGAGGTCTTCCAGTTTTGGGCGGACAAGTTTCACAAGGCAAGAGTCCGCTTTAAGTCTGGGTCCGAGCGAGATCGCAAGATCATTGCTCGCCTTAAGGGCCGGGGTAAGGAGGAAGTCCTCAAAGCGATTGAAGGCTTTTCACTGGACCCTTGGCGGCATGAAGAGCTAGTCCGACACGAACTCAAGACATTACTTAGAAACGATGAGCAGGTTGAGGCGGGACTCGACCTGTATGACAACGGAGGGAGACATGCAGTCAATCGCGCAAGTGCTGGAGCATCTCAATATGGGAGCGCCAATGGGACAGTTGGATACGCCCACCCGAATAGACCAGGATTACCCGGAGTTGTTGATTCTGGACGAAGCCCCATGCGACACGACCTTGCCGAATGGTCTGACATGCGACGGAACGAATCGATGGGCCAAGAGGAGGACCCCTTCTGAGCATGAACCAGAGTATACGTTTGCTGTCCCGTGCATTAAGTGCGATGTTCCTCGGATGCTTCATTACTGCTTTGGGATGCTGGACAGTCGTCCCGAGCAGTCTATGGCTGTTGAGAATGGGATTTTGGCTCGCCTCAAGGTTCGTCCTGAGCGCAACAAGTGGAACGAGCAGGCCATAACGGTGCTCAAAGACATCATGATGCGCCCAGACAAGCAAAAGAGCGCGATTCTGATGGGTCCTGTGGGGACTGGGAAGACGTTTTTGGCCCAGCACACGATAAAGGCCATTATGGCCAAGCATCGAAAGCCATGTCTGTACGTTCAAGAGCACACGCTGTTACATGCGTGGAGATTCTCGCAGAGCAAAGACCATCAGGCGACTTCTGCCTGGGGCTGCTCTCTTTTAGGGAAGGCGCGAATTGTTGATTATCTACTCATCGACGATTTTGGGGCGAGTAGAAGAACTAGCGATGGTGCTCTGGATGCACTAGAAGAGTTGATCATGGTTCGGTATGATGCTGGGAAGCCCATGATTATAACGACCAATATGCGTCCAGAGGACATAGAAACGCGCCGAGGTTCACGGGTGTGGTCTCGGCTTAAAGGGATGGCGCGTGAAAACGTCATTGAAATTAAAGGCGGAGACTTCCGTCAAAAAGTCAGTTGGGAAGGTGAGTAATGGGATGGGAAAAGAAATATCTTGAATTTGAATGTATGCATGTGGAAAAAGAAACTGAAAAGGCATTGCAGGTTGTGATTAACAATCAGACGTTTTGGGTTCCTAAATCCCAGATTGCGGAGGACTCCGAGGTCTCATCTGAGGGGCAAAGCGGTGTTATCAAGCTCTCGGAGTGGATTGCAGGGGAGAAGGGCTTATTGGAGCCTGGAACAATGGAAACGCCTGCCCCGGCAGCAAAAAAGCCATCAGATGAAATTCCATTCTAGGAGATAGCCATGAAAGACCGGATTCAGTACACCGCCCTGCTTAGATGGTGTCTGGAGGAGATGGTGAAAATGGCTGACAATCATCGCAAAGTGCTCTCAAAAAAATGGTGTGACTGTAACGACTGTCCAGTGTGTTACAGTAAAAGAGCGCTCGATTATGATTTTACTGGAGAGGAGTATCTCGATGTCTTCACAGAAGCGCTCAACACCGTCTCGCAAAGGGAAATCACAGAAGGACTCTACATCGCAGTCGAGGTCTTCCGAGAGAAAGTTGCAAACCCGCCAGCGAAGTTCCCAAGAGACAGGCGCGGACGCTCTCCTTCCAGCAAATCTAAGGGACGCCCCAGAGGAACAGGTTGATTCTTTTGTCAATTCAGAACTCGACAAGTTCGACCTGGCTCTGGGGTATTGCGATGCAGGGAACGACCCGGTTCGGCGTATGCTGGCTCGGGTCTCTCTTCGTCTCGCCATAGATCCACGTATTGATGAAAAACAAGTCAGAGCTAGGTCAGGTGCCATTCTCAATACAGCTAAGACGCTTGGGCTGGACCGAGATCTAGTAAGAGCAAACACAGACGAAAAGCACGTCGAAACTGTATTAGCGAGGATTCGAGATGCGGCACACAAGGGTATCGAAAGCGCGGGAAGACAATTTAAAAAGGGAGATGGAGGCTCACATAGCGAGATGCCTGCTGGACAGGAGGTATTACTACGCAGCACACCTGAAGGTGGTGAGCGAGCAGTCGAAATTGGTCCCGTTCGGACAACTCTTTCCAACTCAAGCGAAGATTCAAGATCAGATCGATTCGGACAGGGAGGAGGGCCGACCCACGAGATTGATTGTATTGAAGAGCCGTCGTCATAGAATTTCAACCTTAGTCGCCGCGAACATATTTCACGCCTGCACATTTTATGAAAATCGAAGAGGGTACGTTGTTGCTCATGATGTGGACACTACGCAGACTCTTTTCCGTATGCACTCAGTGTTCTATGAGAACCTAGACGCTATGGTCCGCCCAATGAAGCGTTTCTCTAACCGAAAAGAAATGCTGTTTGAGAACCCGGACGCTGAGACTAGAAGGGTGACTCCAGGGCTTGGTTCTTCCATTACAGTTCGTTCCGCAAGCTCGGGGGCCAAGAAGATATCTGGCTCTCAAGGAGCGGCTGGTGTTGGGCGTGGAGACCGTATCGACATGCTTCATGGCTCTGAGGTGGCGTTTTGGCCTCGAGGAGAGGAGACTTTTCGAGGTTTCGCTCAAGCTGTTCCAGATGAACCCGATACTATGGTTGTCATCGAATCTACGGCAAATGGCCAAGGAGGGTTTTTCTATGACACCTGGTGGCAGGCTGTTCATGGAGAAGTTGACTACACCCCAATCTTTATTCCTTGGTACGAGCATCCTCATTATTGCTCTTCTTATGTTGGTCGGAATCGATCCGAGTGGTTGCCAACTGACGATGAGTTTAAACGGTTTCAAGATTATCAAGGCCATCTCCTTCTTAATGAGGATTCCCAGGCGGCAAAAATTGGGTCGATGCTTGGAATCGACGATGAAGAAGAGCGCCTTGTTCGCAACCAGGGAATTGGTTGGGATAGTTTAAAGTGGAGAAGGTGGTGCATTCGAGCCCGTTGCGGTGGAAAGACGGATATCTTTCACGTCGAGTACCCATCTACGCCTGAAGAGGCGTTTATTGCGTCGGGTCGTCCTCGATTCAATAACGAGAAGATTCGGGTCTTTATAGACAAGGTGCAAAGCCCGGAAACTGGAGTTTTGACAACAACAGATGAGCATTACGACTGGCAGAGAGAAGCATTTCAGGCACCGAAGGAATTGAAGTTTGAGCCCGACAATAAGGGGTGGATCCACATAATTGAGCCTCCCAGGGAGGACCATTCCTATATTATTGGTGCCGATGCCAGCCACGGAGTTGGGCAGGATTCTGCGGCGTTTGTGGTCTTTGACCGGACAGAAAGACGTTTTGTGGCCTATGGAAAAGACCCTTGGCTTAAGCCAGATAAACTGGCGAGACAGATGCTTTTTACGGGATGGCACTACAACAATGCCTGGCTAGCGCCTGAATACAATGGGCCTGGAATGTTGACGACGCATACGATTGTGGAATCGGGATATCCGAGGATGTATTATACCCAGAGATACAACACGTTGCAGCAGAGCTTTACAGATCATCCGGGTTTTCACACGGACAGTCGGACGCGAGATATGATCATCGACAGGTTCGATGTTGCGTTGGAAAACGAGAGCGTGGACGTGCCCATCAAGGCTATTCTCGATGAGGCGCTGACCTTTGTACTTGACGAAAAACGCAACCGGGCCGACCATCTAGCAGGATGCCATGATGACGTTCTTTTCGCTGCAATGATCGCTTTATTCGTGCATAATCAAGTCAGTGCGGACGATGTTCCGGTAAAGGAAGTCCCCCGGCAAGCCAGGGGTTGGAGAAGGTCTCCTCCTAAAATAGACGACAAAATCGAGTCTCAAAAAGACGACGATCAGCTCTTACTGTTTTTATAATGGCAACATACAACTCACAGTCTAATGCAGGATCGGGCTCGCTCACAGGCGGGCTAAAGGTCGCGACTCCCAAAATTCGTAAGAAAGAAAAAGAGAAGAAAACGGACTGGCTAGGCTTGGCTGCGGAGATTGCCGGTGGCGCTGCTGGGGCTGGTCTTGGGTTTGCTGTGGGAGGTCCGGTGGGCGCTTCCATTGGCGCTGGTGTCGGGATGAAAGGGGGGCAAATGGGAGGCATTGCGGCAAATAAAGCCGCTGGCCTTGAGGGGAAGGTAGAAAGAACTCCCTACACCGAACTGGCCTCTGCCGCTGTAGGAGGAGCGCTTCGGTCTGAAGGGATGTACGAGGGCTTTGACGAGGCTGAAGCGGCAACTGAAGCCCTTGACGCCCGAATGACTCAAGGTGGATTGGCAGGAACTCCAACACCTTCTCCTACGCCACAGCCTGCTGTTCCAACAAGTGCGAGAGGTGTTCCTCTTGGCCCTGGCCAGGTTGCTGGTCTTACAGATGAGTTTATTGCAGGCGAGCAAGGCAGGCATTATGCCGAGGCTCTTAGGCAAGAGGCTGCGGTGGACTTGTCTAGGCAGCGGTTAGCTGCTGATACTGTTCGCGTAAATCAGGAATTGGCTAATCTGCGAAACGATCCAAGTCGGCGCGGGGAATTAAACGAGTTTCTTTCTACGCAAACCCCGAAACAGCGAGAAGAGTTTTTAGGCGGGGTGTATGGCGGCGGTTTCCAACCGGTTTCACAGATGCTTGCGCCAGAGCCACAATTCGTTCCGAAAGATCCGGGCTCTACTGATTTAAATATTTATCCCCCAGTAGGGCCTCGGTCGTTTCCGGTTGAAATAGCGCCTCCTCCATCTCAATATAGTGTTTCTGATTTAGCCAATCAGCCCGTGACTCCTAATGCGGGCTTTCATTCTCCAGGCTTTAAAGAAGATATGACAACAGTGCCGGAAGGCGATGCTGTGAGCCCTGTTTTAGAGGAGCTTGGGAATAGTTCGATACTTCGCGGGGGGGCGACCAGCGACTTTCCCTCGTTTGATGAATGGCGTAAAAAGAACGAGGGAAAGTATGCGACCACCGGCATAGCCAAAAGGATGTATAATCATGAACGGTACATGGCGGGCAGAAAGAATTAAGGTCGCGGTAAGGAGAGTATAAAATGTCACGCTACGCAGAGTCGGTGAAAAATTTAAATACCGCGCAGCAGATTCGCTCTCGGTACAAGACGCTCGAACGAAGTATGCATAAGAAGCATATCGAGTGGCTTGAAACCTTGCACGCCATTCATGGTGACCAGTACAAGATTGTCCAAGGCGGTCGGCTGGTCGATTTGAGTCAGTTGCGTCAGGATGACCCATCTAGCTTTCGTGTTACGCACAACTACTTGTTCCAGACGTTCCGCTCTATGATTGCTGTGGCTCTTCAAAACGAGCCTGCTCCTATTGTTTCGTTGCTGCGACCCGGCAAAGATGCTCGGGCAATGGCGCGTGCGATTGAGCGTCTTCTCAAGTATTTCTATGTCGATAAAGAGTATGAGGAAGCGGTTAAGTCTGCCCTGGGGTGGACTTTTACTTGCGGAACCGGGTTCCTGGGATCTATGTGGGATTCTGAAGGCTCTCCTCCTGAATGGGTTCAAGACGTAGATAGCAATGGAAACTTAGTCTATGAGACTCGAAAAGAGCTTATGACGGGTGAGAATGGAGAGATGGTTCTCTCTGAGTTTGGTACGCCGTTGACTGAAGAGGTCTTGGCTCCCAAAGGTTCGTATAAGAAAATGGGTGACTTGCGATTCTTTGCACCAAGCCCATTCGACGTATTTCCCCAGGGCGGTCCTACTTGGTCTCAGGTCAAGTCGGTTATTATTCGCCAGTATGAAGAAAAGCAGACGCTTGTTGATGTCTACGGAGATAAGGCTAAGAACCTTGTTTCTGATTCAGACTCCAAGGACTTTGTGCGATTCGATGAATACTCTGGGCAACAGGCTGTAGATCGGGATGGGGATTTAGTACTTGTGCTTAACTACTACGAACGCCCGACTCTGGAACACCCAGAGGGTCGTAGAGTTGTTGTCGCGAACCAAATGATATTGCACGAGGAAGAACTGCCCGGACGCGAACTCCCGATCTACCCTATTTATGACATGGAGCACCCATCCACAATGTGGGGAGAGTCTGCGATTCGACAGGCCCTCGAGGTGCAGCGAAATCTAAACAGCGCCGAAACAGACCTTTGGATGTCTCGACGAATGCACGCACAGCCGCGATTGCTTGCGGAGCAGAACTCCCTGGTGGATGGTCTTACGCGAGTTCCGAATCAGCCTGGTGCGATTCTAAGTGTGCGTCCTACAGCGAAGATGCGCCCATCGTTTCTTGTGGCCCCTCCTTTGCCTCGCTTTATTGAGTATGCTCCAGAGCGATATCAGAAGGCGATTGAGGACATTGCTGGTGCTCACGGAGTGACAAAGGGAAACCAGAAAGGTCTCATGTCGGGTCGTCAGGCCAGTGTGGTTATGGCTGCTGACCGAGCTAAATGGGGTCCAACCATTAAGAACTTGGTCAAAGCAATCGAGGTTGCAAGTGAGCTGGGATTGAGCTTGTGGCGTGAGTTTGGGCCACCGGAGCGCTCTATTCAGGTGTTTGGCCAGGTTGGAACTCCAGAAGACGTAATGATTTTTTACAGGGATTTTCTTCCTGACCAAGTAAAGGTTCACATTGAGACCTCTACAATGATGCCGTACAACGAAGAGATTCGTCGCCAGCAAGTCAACGAGGCTTGGCAGCTTGGCGCAATCAAAGACGTTGGGATGTACTGGAAGTTGCAGCGTCACGGTGAAATGGGTCGGTTGCTAGGAAACGATGAGCCTAGTCGCGCTCAAGCTCGTGTAGAGATGACGCAGATGGAAATGGGCCGGAACATGCCGGTTGAAATGCATGAAGACCACATGTCACACATTGACGAGCACCTAGAAAGAATGCGAAGTCCTGAATGGTACAAGCTGCCAGAGAAGGCAAAATCAGCGTTCCGAATGCACGTTGCACAGCACCAGGCCATCTTGTCTGGCGACAATGTGCAGAATCCAGTTTTGGCAGGCCGTAGCCAAATGCCAGGTTTGCAACCCGAAATGGTTGCGCCGGGAAGAGGAGGCGGTCTAAACTTGGCCCCATCAATGAACGCCGAGGGGCAGGCAACTTCGCCTGGAGTTAATCCGGGCCAAGAGATTCTAATGGGAGCATAAGATGTCAGAAGAGCAAGCAGCAGTCGAAATGGCAAATATCGAAGCAATGGGCGGAGAGTTGCCACAGTCAGGTCAGACAGAAACACCATCTATTAGTGCGCTTCAAAGCCAGCTAACTCAAGCGCAAGCGATGATGCAGCAACAGCAACAAGCCCATCAGGTTCAAATGAATCAAATGATGGAGTCTATTGGTGCAATGGTTCGAGGCCAGGGCGCGGCACAGACCATGCAGCCCGCAGCGCCTCCGCAGCCAGTTCTGCCTCCAGGGTTTGAGAACCTGGATATGGATGATCCATACGTTAAGCCACTGGCGGCGCTCGCGCAGCACATGGCAACACAGAATGCGGAATTGACGCACACTGTAAAATCTTTACGAAGCCAAGTTGACGACCAGTTGATGGAGTCTCATCGACGAGATTTGAACAGTAATGTTGAGACTGCGATGAATAAGCACAAGGTCCCAGAGGAGCTAAAAGACCTTGCCCGAACAACTGTGTTTGCTTTAATGCACACCAGTGACGGAAAAAATATAGACGCGGACACAATGGTGCGTAATTATATGCAACAGGTAGGCAAATACACTGATGGTGCTTTTAAGCGTCGAGCTGAAGAAGCTAAGAAGCCTCGGTCTATAGCGTCTGTTATAAAATCGGCTGGTGTGCCGAACGAAACACCAAAGACGTGGGACGACGCAAAAGCAGCGTCTCTTGCATTTATTAGAGCCATGAAAGGCTAAATCCGTAGGAGGAAAAAGTGTCAGTTACCGCTCAAGCTGATATCTCAGCGCTGCTTAAGACGAATTATCGTCCTGTTTTTGTAGATACGATCTACCAAGACACAATGTTGTTTGACTTGCTCAAGAAGTACAACGGAGATGTCCGAGGTTCAACGGTCAATCATGCTGTGGAGCTTACTCGCTCTCATGGTGGTGGTGGTCGTGGGGCTGGAGCATTTCTTCCAGTTGACTACCCGGAAAGCTTCAAGCAGTCCGAGGTTACTCTTAACCGATGGTACTGGACTATTAGTGTAGACGGTTTCGCCGTTGAAATGTTCAAAAAAGGCGACGGATCATTCGCGGATTATCTCGACTTGCGAATGAAAAACGCTGTACGGGACGCCACTAACCAGCTGAATCGAATCTCCCACGGAGACGGAAGCGGTGTGTTGGCGAAGATTGGTGCTACGGCTGCTGTTGCAGCAGGAAGCCCAGTGACCATTAAGCACGTTAATGGCTATAGCTTCGGCGCTTGTCAGTTCCTTGAGGAAGGGGATTCTATTGCAATCCTCAATGCCGCTGGAACTACTGTTAAGGCGACAACCCGAATTTCTAGGGCGGTTGGCGGAAGCGCTATTGATTGGGACAATCAGCAAATCTATTTGGCGGACAATGTCAATCTTGTTGATGGCGACCTTATCGTTCTCGGTGATGCGTTTGGTAACTCTCACGGTTCCGAGGCAAACGGCCTTCGCGGAATCATCAAGAACACAGGAGATGTTCAAGGCATCTCTTGCGATGCCTACAATCGATGGAAGTCCATCATTGTTGACAAGACTGCCGCTCCTGTTCCTTACGACTGGACGCACGTTACGCGATTGGTTTCTGGTTCGATGTATAAGGGCTCAAGCTCTCCTGCGAACTTGGTTCTGCTTATGCACCCAGCAATGCTCGAAGAGCACCAGCGCCTTGTGGACCCAGACCTTCGATACCAGCCAACTGACTTCCAGTTGAACAAAGGTCTCGAAGTTCCAGTGTTCTCTGTTCTCGGAAAGCAGATTCCTGTTCGAGATTCGGTACACATGGGATTCCAAGAGATTGTGTGCTTGAACACTGACGAGCTTGAGCGATTCGAGTTGTCTCCAATGGATTGGGACGACACGGATGGTGCGATTGTGAAGAACCTTCAAGGTAAGGATGCAGTATACGCCTTCTTGAAGTACTACTGGGCTATTGCAGCCAAGTCGTTGAACCACTTCGCTCGTATGGATGGTATTCAGGTTGACACGGATTACGTCTCTGTGATTCACAAGACCATGTAGTAAGTGAGGGGGGCTTCGGCCCCCCAATCTTTTAAAGGAGATTGACATGGCAATTCGTGGAAGAAATGCAAGTGGTTTGCTAAACCAGAAGACTAGCGCTCAGTATGCAGGTAATGCGACTGCGGCAAGTGCAATTTTTGCTTCCTTGCGAACCAGCCTTTTGTTGAAAGAGGCCGGGGTAACTATTGTTACTGGCGGTGGTGCAGGGACGAACGTAATTACTGTAGGCACTATTCGCCCACAACTTTACGCGCAGATTCCGGGCGCAGGCGCTGCTTTGGTTGCGTCTATTGACGGAACTCTTGGTTCTGGCGGAGAAGTTGCTGCTGGCGCTTCGGTTGGAACTGAATATACGACACGCGATGGAAGTTTGAAGTTTGTTACGGCGTATCAAAACGCATCCGACCGAGTGTTTCCTAAAGGAACGAAGTTTTCTGTGGCTCAACAGGGCAACTCGGCTGGGAATGCGAACGATGATTTCATCGCTTACATGCAACTAGAAGAATTTGGAGCGCCTCCGGCGTAAAGGAAAAGAGAAATGGCAGGTACAGGATCGGGCATGTTACAGCCCACAAAATTGGTTCAGAATGACGATTTTATGCCGGGGCTTGCGCTTCCTGGTTA